AAATGAAGGTAAGCTAAGAGATATGAATCACTTAGAGGACTTAGTCTTAGAAGAAGGACCGAGTGGATTATACAAATCAATAAAAATTTTACGTGCATTTGCCGAGGGCAAAGCACAGGCAGAAACGACCATTAAATGGGATGGCAGCCCCGCTATAGTATTTGGCAGGGACGACAGTGGTCAATTCTTCCTTACTGACAAGTCAGGTTATTCAGCCAAAGGGTATGATGGTCGGGCTAAGTCAGCTAAACAACTAGGACAGATGTTTTCAAGTCGCAAACCAGCAATGGACGACAGTCGCAAACAATTTGTTTCAAGTATGGTGAACATATTTGACCAGTACCAAAAAGCAACACCTGCAGAATTCCGCGGCATGTTGAGCGGCGATCTAATGTATTACAGCACTCCTACTGTAGAAGGCAATGGATATGTGTTCCAGCCTAATACAGTACGGTATGAAGTAAACAAAGGTTCGAAGCTAGGACAACGTATCGGGCAGAGTAATACAGGTATTGTATTACACAAATACATTGGCGAACAGTTCAATACAGTAGAGGACGCAATTAAGCACATGCAAGGCAATGAAGTATTTGCTATTCCTCCTACGTATATGGGCGCACCATCAAAGATTAACACAAAGCCAATTGATAAGTTAGAAGCATTTGCTAACAAACATGCAGCAGAAATCAAAACATTGTTCGATCCAGCAGGCCTTAAAGGTATTGCTAACATTCATACATTGTTCTACAAATACATTAATAACAGTGTAGACACAGGACTTGAAAGTCTAGGCGATGATTTTGAAGCGTGGTTAAACACAGAAAACCTGTCAGACAATAAACGTGCTAATATTTCAAACTACCTAAAAGCAAATAAGAAAGGCGTACATGCATTATGGACACTTATTAAAGGCATTATGAAGTTAAAGGATTGGCTAGTAGATGAAATGGATTCTCATCCAGGAGAAGTACAACAGTCTATAGGCGGCGAGAAAGGTGGCGAGGGATATGTTGTAAAACACCCAGACGGCCTAGTAAAATTAGTATCTAGGAGCAAATTTACCGCTGCAAATCGAGCACAACATAGGTAAAAATCTGTTAAAAGGATAAATAATTGTAACGGGGTCTTAAAGACACCCACTTAATTAGGAGAATATAAAATGGCAGGCGTAACAAAAGTAAACGGTACTTATCACACAGAAGAAATGGTTCACAGAGACTTGTTCTTCAAAGTAGTTGGAAATGGCGGTGGCGCAATTTCACAAGCTGATTTCGATGGCATTATGCAGGAAGTTAGCTTAACTTGCACTATCGAAGTAATTGGTACATTCGTTGCTGATACTACAACCGCAGTTAACGTTGTAATTTCAGGCGCAGATGTAACAGCTCTTAGCGGTACTGGTACAATTGGTGATATTGCTGGCTTCTAAGTAGTACTTAGAATATAGTTTAAAAAGCCTCTTTAGTTAGGGGCTTTTTTATGGCTTGAGTTTCTGCTAGTTAAATACAGCTATGCCACAACACATCAAAATACATACAGACTTTGATATAACAAACACTGGTGTGGTACGCAATTTCAAAGAAGCATTGTTGCCAGCTACAGTTAACGGAAGAATAATTTACACTAAGGAAGAGTGGCTTCGTTGTCGACGCCAGCAGACAAACTGGGAGACGGTTATACAAGTAATCTCCTTGCGTACTCAGCCGTATAATATACGGACAGATGTTACTGAGTCTGGGTGGATATTAGAATTCGATGTAGGATTCTCAGGATTGTATGAGCTAGATGGAGACAAGTTAGGATTACTTAAAGAGGATTTTACAAATGTTCCGTTGCTAGTGGGTCTGACAGAACATACAAAAACTGATGTTTATGAGTTTATCGCCGTCGATGAAAATATAAGGTTTGATGCTTATGAACTATAAGAAGGTTAGCAAATCGTTACGCAATATAGCTAACAAAACGTTAACACAAGATGATTTAGATCAACAGATTATCATTCAAAAAGGCAGCGTATATCATGCATTTAAGGATTACAAAATCGAAGAAACCGTGTTTGGGTGGCAGGTGACATCAAGCAAAATTGATGATAAGCTATTCAATACTGCTAAGACTGCATTGGCATGGTGCATAGCACACAAGTTCGGTCTATACAATCTAACTAAAAACTTGCAATTGTTTGATGAGAAGGTAGCAGCCAAACAGTTTGATATTGATGTATTAACATATAAGCTAGATACTGTATCTAACTCAGATGAAAATGCAATTTTAACAGCACGATTGATGGAGGATATTAACTCCAGACAGTCTTACAAGAAACAATTAGCTAAATGTATAGAAACGGCTAAATACATAAAATTAAAGGAACTATGTCAACATGAATTTAACAGATTTAACAAGACCAGTAGACGCTAAGGCAGTCGCTAGTTTGATTAAGACCCAATTTGGCACTGATTATAATATAGCCAATCTGAACTTGAAAGAGTCAGTACAGCTTCTCAATAAAACAGACCGACTAATTGTTGAGTTCAAGCAAAAACATAATTTACATGAAAGCGAAAATAACGCATCCTACATGAAATTGATTATGGTGAATGAAGCAGCTGATAAACAAGCTATTGAATTAACCAAAACTACACAGATACAGGAATCCAAAATGGAAAACAAATTATTAACTAAGGCCTTAAAGATTGCTGCATTAGGCGGCAACCTTTCAGAAGACCAACTTAAAGCACTACGTTTGTCAGAAGGCATGACAGCAGTGTTACGTAATCAAAAAACGGCACAGACTTTCATGCGTAAGATTGTTGAAAGTAAGAAAGCTAAGAAGCTTTTGGAAAATGAAATAGGCCAAGCACAGACTACTATTGCAGCTCAAGACATTGCTGATCAAATTCAAAGCATGATTGAAAAGTTTGCAGACATCAAGTACAAAGAACTTCCAGCATTACACGATAGCATCCGTAACGCACAAGGCGTTGACGCAGCAGAAGCGTTTAACACAGCATTAACTGGATCACTTGATACACTAACATCATCACTTGAAGGCACTAAGTCAGACGTTAACAATGCAGTTGCAGAGTTAACTGGACAAGAAGTTGCAAGTACAGGCGACTTAGACTTAGATGGTTTAGAAGGCGGAGATGAACTAGGCGGCGAGCTAGACTTAGGAATGGGCGACGAGATGGATATGGATCTAGACTTAGATGGCGCTGACGACTTTGATTTAGATCTAGAAGCAGATGACGAAGAGGTTGACTTAGGCCGCGAGCGTCGTTAAGATGGGCGACAAAATACTAACTGAAGCTTTTGATAAAATAAAAGCAATTGAAGAATCCGATGATCCGTTTTGTGTTAACGAAGCACCAGCTGAAGCTGAAATTGGTCAATTTCATGAGATGGAAAGTCAATTAGAAAACTTGCGCGACGGTATACAAGAGCTCGAAGAGATTCAAAATGAATTTTTTGAAACCAGAGAGCGTCTAGTAGATGCTATTAGAGCTTACTATCCAAGTCAGTTGCCGTATTGGGAATCATACGGGTTAGCACATTTAGCAATTATATTTGGTTCTGATCAGTATGCATCTGCAGATGAGTCTATTGACACACTTATTGATAAAATGCGTAAGGACTACAAAGCAACTAAAGAACACATGGGCGGTTAAGATGGACCCAGTTAAACACAAAGCATTAACAGGATCATTTCAGTGTCCTGAATGCGGTGAGCATAACAAAATTGATCCCGGCCAAACTAAACAAGTATTTGCTTATCGTGACAGTCGGGATAATAAACCGCATTTTTATCCAATGCAAGCATGTAGGCAATGTGGTCAGCAACACGAAATAGCAGATCACAAAATAACAAACGAATCTATATATCCAGATATGCGTCAATTGATGAATAAGATCACTGAAGAAGATGCTGCAAACGAAGAACAGATTGCAGCCATTAGTCAATTAATTGCAGATCGCACCGAAGACAAAAATTCCCCTTCAAAACTTAGCACTGACGCATTTATTAGTATTATTAATAAGATGGGACTTCCACTAACCAAAGAAACATTATTTGACCTTGCTGAAAGGGGTAATCTAGAATCAGTTATTAAGGACGTGAACCCGGACGAAATACATTTTAAAGGGCAACAAGATATTGACCCTGCTGCGATGTCAGTAGACAAAGCAAAAGACGTAGTGGCTAATATGGCTAAACGCTCTGCTAAGAAAGGAATTATGAAATGAAAGAACTAGACCAACTTAAAAACTTATTTGAATCCCTTAAGAGTTTTGAAGAAGATTCAACTAATGCCGCAGATGATATTATACAACCGTATCTAGACGCGAACGGTTTAGATGCTATTCCTATGCAGTTTTTTAGTGAATTGCGAGATTGGGTTGACAGTAATGCAAGCGATGAAGAAATAATTAATGAGTTTCCTATGTCTCGGCAAGAGCTTAATAGTATTAAGGTTTGGATGAAGATGACAGGATTTACTGAGACATTGGTCCATGTAGAGGAAGCCGACGATGATGAAAATCCTTATGCTGGTGGTGACTGGGGTTCTAGTGATTGGTCAGCAGTTATTGACTACATGGACGAGTACATTAACAAACACGGTCTAAATCCTGACACTGTTATGGACGCAGCAAGAGAAGCAGCAATTTCCTGGGGTGGCATGATGGGACACGACATGCGATGGAAACATGGCGAAGACGCAGCAATACAAGATTGCAAGGATGGTTGGGTGCGTATGTCAAAACGCGGACAAGCACTTACTAGAATGTTTGCCCCAGTAGAAGAAGCCATTAGTGAAGTAGACACTGGAGAAAGTCAGTCTTACGAAGTTAGGGAGTACAGAGAAAAGTTGTCACGTATCCGTGATGCAATACTTGACGCAACGATCGAACTTGACGGATTAGATTTTGAACATGGGCACGGTGGCATCACAGATCGTGCTAAATCTCATGCTATGATGTTGGGCGATATAGTAGCTACACTTAGCCAAGACGTAATTCAATTAAGAAAAGCTATTAACTCCTATATAGATCAATCAGCCACGTATTAAATTATGATAGTCATAACTGGCGACAGCTGGGGAGTTGGCGAATGGTCAAAAACATATCAATTATCTGGCCCAGGCTTTACTAATTATCTAGCACTATCATCCGAAGTTGTTAATCTATCCGCTGGTAACTCATCTAACACTGACTCATTAACTCGACTATTAGCATTTCTAAATAGATTAGATCCAAAATTTGATTTTAACTTTGATACATTTTACTGGATAGTAACTGATCCTATTAGATGTGTTGAGTCAACTATTTGTCAAGTATCCGATTCCCTTAAAGGCACTACAGTTAAAGCGTTAACTGATTCATTAGCGCAAGCCAACACATTAGCGACTGAGTATAATATTAAGTTAAAGTTAATTGGCGGTTTGTGTGATTTAAATAATGTAGACCTTAGTACGTTTAGCAACTTAGAAATAGCAGTACCGAGCTGGGGTCGATTATTAACAGACGATTACAATACATCAATCTACGGTGACATTCCGAGATGGCCAGACTTAGGCATTAAAATAAAAGAACTACGTCCGGATCTATTAGACGAATGGAATGATATTGCTACAGAAGTTAACAACAAACTCAAGTCGTGGGACAAAATGAAAGATACATTTTTTACAACATGCGGCTATCATCCAGATCGCAATGGCCACTTAACATTACACAATTATCTTTACCCAGAATTCAAATCTAAAGCAAGTTGATTTTATTAGCAAAACCTGTTATACTTGTCAGATGATCACTCAGAAATTTGAATATAAATCACTTAAACGACAAAACATAAACGGCAAACGACATTACCTATTAGAAGGCAGCGACGAATACTTACCTATGCCGTCCGTTACAACAATCCTAGATAAAACAAAATCCGCAGAAGACCGTGAAGGTCTGGAACAGTGGCGACGTAACGTTGGCAAAATAAGAGCCGACGCTGTAACAATGGAAGCGGCAAATCGCGGAACACGTATGCACAAGTACTTAGAAGACTATTGCAAAACAGACGTACTAGCAATTCCTGGCACTAATCCTTATGCACAGCAAGCTAATAAAATGGCAGGCATAGTTATCGACAAGGGTATGAAAAATGTAGATGAGATATGGGGAACTGAAGTTCCTGTATGCCATCCGAACATTTATGCAGGCACTACAGATTGTGTAGGGGTACACAACGGCGCTGAAGCTATTATTGACTTTAAGCAGACTAACAAACCCAAGACTTTAGAGCGTGTACAAGGTTACTTCTTGCAATTAACAGCGTACGGCGAAGCACACAACGCCCTGTACGGTACTAATATCCGCAAGGGTGTTATTATGATGTGTAGCAAGGACTTCGCATATCAGGAATTTGTCATAGAATTAGATGAATTTGACAAGCACCGAAAACTCTGGTGGACAAAAGTGGAAGAATACTTTGAATCCTAATTGCCATAAATAGTATTTAAATAGGGAATGGCAATGAAAGAACAAGCTCAGCTCAAAAATTTAATGGAATCAGTATCTAGACTCCAAGAAGGTCGTTACTGGGATAACAAAGGTGCGTACGAAAACGAAGCTAAGGAACTAGGAAAATTAGTTCCAGCATCAGGTCCATCTAAGTCTTTAAGGGGCGAGATCTTTCGCGCCGCAATGAAAATCTACTACGATTATTACAACAACGGCTTTGGTAATTCTTGGCCAGCAGTGGCACAGTTTTTAATGAGCCATGTTGATCTTAGTCCTAACGTTACTCAGATGTTACTTGATCATGCTATGGGCCACATAGCTGATGGCCAAAGCGGCGCAGTTGAAGAAATGATGAACACGACTATCGAACAAATTTACAAAATGAAGGATGCCGCAAATACTACAGACATGTGGGATACACAATACGATGAAAGTGAGTTCGCACCAGAATACGATGAACGCGATGACTGGGACGAAGAAGAAGAAGATGAGGACACATACCACGGAGGCTTCCGTTAATGGCTATTTTACAACTTTCTAGAATAACACATCGAAAGGGGTTAAGTGAAAACTTACCACAACTAGCTGGAGCAGAATTTGGCTGGGTACTTGATGATCGTAAACTGTTTATTGGTAACGGTACGATAGTCGACGGCGCACCACTAATTGGTAACACAGAAATATTAACAGAGTTTAGTAATATTTTAGATATATCATCTGGTTATACATACAAAGGCGCAGACGCTGGGTATGTTGTAAGTACTGGCGCTACTGAAGATGTAGTTCGCAGCTTACAAAGCAAGTACGATGACTTTGCAAGTGTTAAAGACTTTGGCGCTATTGGTAACGGCCTAGACGATGACACCGCCGCAATTAACAGAGCATTATATGAATTGTTTTGCCGCTTTCCAAACCCACAAATCAGACGTAGCTTATATTTCCCTGCAGGTGTGTACAAGGTAACCGGCACTATTAACATACCACCTCATGCCAAACTATGGGGCGAAGGATTAACAAGTTCTATTATTAGTTTCGACGACGCCGTAACTGTTAATGCAGTTGATATAGTTGTAGGAACCCGTTACGCAATATCAACAATTAGTGGTTCAAACTTTATAACAGTTGGTGCAGCATCTAATACAGTAGATGTTGTATTTGTTGCCACTGCTGGCGCAGCAGGCGGTACAGGAACTGTTAGAGAAGTTCCAGAACACGTTGTTGAAACATCAGATAGTTTGCAACAAACCGGATTAGATATTGGTGCAGGCGGTGCTGAAGCGCCAACTGGCATTGAAATGTCTAACATGTCGGTTTACACAACTGAAGAAAACACTCCGCTGAAGCTAGATAGTGTTACGAATAGCGGGTTTTATTACTTAGGGTTGCGCGGACCTAATACAGATGCAACCGCAATTGGATACTCAACATCAGCTATTGAAATTGGTAGCAGTGTTTCTCCAACACATGATATTACTATTAGCAAACTTGATACATTTGGTACAACATACGGACTACGAGTTGCAGGTGAAGCAAGGGGTGTGGTACTTGAGAACAGTGGTTTAGATTTCCACTACCAAGGCGTACACATACATAATCCTACTATTGACGCAACAGGAACAGTTGCCGCAACACGATACAAAATTATATCAGTCGGCACAACAGACTTTACAGCAATTGGCGCAGACTTTAATCGCATTGGCATTACATTTACAGCGTCAGGCGCAGGTGCTGGTACTGGTGAAGTTATATCAATGGACTATCCAGGTCCAACAGGCGTAATTATTTCGCGTAACATATTTGATAACATTGCACATGAAGGGGTTCATTTCCATAACACATTGTTTAACAGCTCAGGCTATAATGTATTTTATAATGTTGGTAATGATCTCGGCTCAACAGCAGTAACACCAGTCATCCATATGGAGACAGACCAGTGTGTTAGCTTAGGCGATTTGTTCGAACGTGAAGACGAAAGCATTTTCCCACGTATTGACCTTAAAGGTAATGGTGGCATTGCATTTGATGGTACGCATTCCATTCACTTAGGTTCATATGAACGCCAAGTCGGAATTGAAGCTGTATTAACTGATAATACAGCAGTTGCAGAATCAGTATTCGAATTTGACAGTAGTGACGCTATTGCTTACAAGCTAGATTATAATATTGAGCGCGGAACAGAAGCTAGAATGGGATCAATACTTATTGCGGACAACACGGTTACAGTTACATATAACGATGAGTTCCAGGAGTCAGCAGATTTAGGTGTTGTACTTGATATAATTCATTCAGGGGCCAATGCTAATACAGAGTTACAATTTACAGCAACCAACACAGGTGCCGACGCAACTATTAACTATTCGATTGTTCGTTTAGATTAAGATGTGGAATACATCGTACGACAACCTTCTTAAGGAGTGGTCTGATCTTAGATCAGAAGCATCAACACTTCCGCTAGACGAAGCCCTTACTTTGATACATGATTGGTGGTGGAAAGCACCAATTGTAAACAACACTATTCATTTTAATGATTCTGATAACTGGCCTGGCCCGTGGGATCTACTCGCCCAAACCTCGTACTGTGACGTTGCTAAATGCCTGGGATTATGTTACACTATTCTACTAATACAGCACGAAGATATAAACTCTCTACATATAGTACAAACCGATAACTACACATTAGTACAAGTGAACGAAGGTCAGTACACACTAAATGATGAGCCAGGCACAATTACAGCCGACCAGTCAGATCTTCGTATTAGGTTCTCGTATAATTGTGCGGACCTAAGCAGTAAAATAAAATAATAATAAGAGGACCTCGATGAGCGAGATTTTAGTGACCAAGCGTAATGGTCGTGTTGAGCCACTCGATATTGAAAAGTTACACAAAGTAACATTGTGGGCAACAGAGAACACAACAGGCACTTCAGCAAGTGAAGTAGAAATAAAAAGCCACATACAGTTTTACAACAAAATCAAAACAGCAGATATACAGGAAACATTAATTAAGTCCGCTGCGGATTTGATTAGCGAAGAGACTCCCAATTATCAATTTGTTGCAGGACGGTTAATAGCATATCACATCCGCAAGGAAGTATATGGTTCGTTTACTCCATGGCATATCAAGAAGCTAGTGGAAAGTAATGTTGCACTCGGTTTGTATGATCCAGAGTTAATTGGATTATACGATGACGACGAATGGGAAACCATTAACAATTTTATCAAGCATGAACGCGACGAACATTTAACCTATGCCGCAATGGAACAGATGCGTGGCAAGTACCTTGTACAAAACAGAGTAACAAAACAAATCTACGAAACCCCGCAGATAGCTTATGCTTTAATAGCAGTAACATTGTTCGGACACTATCCAAAAGAAGTTCGTTTGAATTGGGCTAAAGAATACTACGATGCAATTAGTACACATCAGTTTAGTTTACCAACTCCTATCATGGCAGGTGTGCGTACATCACAACGC